GACTGACGCTCTGCTGTTGCCTAGTTCATCGACCGGGCTTGAGAGGGATCTCTCAACCTCGATGGATGCGTTGCCGCGCCTTGGCGCAGCGGCTGAGCTAATCCGTGATGCAAAGCGCGAAAATATCCCCGACAGCGTCGTTCCGTTCCTGCTCTATGAGTACGGGTTAGGGGAGCTTCTGCCTTACCTGTCTGACCCCCGAACGGCGATCAGCACGGGCGTTCTGTGGCAAAGATTACGCGGCACGCCCAAGAGTTTCAGTATTGCTCTGGGCTGGATCGGAAACGACGGGACGATTGAGGAATCAGAAGGAAACACGATCAACTGGTCGCAGTTCCAACTAGGGCTCGACAGCGCCCCGGTGGACCTGTCACAGACTGATTCAGTCGTGGAGATCGGGCGGCTTTCGTCGCCGGTCCGAAGCTCCCTGTTTCGCATCTATGGCGGATGGTACGACGGGCGCCGCTTCCAGCTGGATGATCACAAGCTGAGCAGCCTGGACACCCTCTGCGATCACACGGGAGTTTATCTCAAAAGTGAATGGCCACAGCTTTCATTTGGGCGCGAATTTAAGGACGAGCAGGGCGACATCTCTGGCGACCTGGCCGCAGCCCTGGGCATTCACAGGTTCAGCGGGATCAGTGGCAGGTATGAGGATCGGACGATCCTTAGCAATTCAATTCTTGGCGAGACCAGTTGGAGAACGCTCCACATTGAAGATCTTTCTTCAGTCATCTCGCGGCTTCATTTCAGCGTTTCTGGCCCATGGTGGAATCAGGCCACAGACTGGGCGGCGGCTTACGACTGGACCCAGGTTCTGGACTGGGCCGGGCTACAAAACAAATTTACGCCAGCGCTTCAGTTCGCACGCGCTGGGATGTATCTCAGCGATTACTCAGAGCTGGGCGATACAAATTCTTGCTTCCCTGCGCGGTTCCTTGAAGAGTTCGGAGATGGTGCGGTCTTGCTGTCAGAAGCTGACCCCGACACAGGTGAACACATTCTCAGCGAGCACCTCTCACGGGTTGAGTTCACAGAAATCAATGAGCGGATTGAACGCAACACCGACGCAGAAGTTTCTCACCCTGGGAGCATCCACGCCCTGGGCCAGTCAGCTGACCCCCGCGTGCTCTCCCGCGAGCATTACAAAACGCTTGCCTATGACGACAGCTTTGAGCTGTCACGGTCACGCCTCTCAGAATTTACGCCGCTCATCAACGAGCAAGCGATCAGCCGGGGCCACACCACAAGCGCCGAGCAATCCGAAACGCAGTCCGCGCAATGGCAATTTGCTGATGACACCTGGGAATCCAACAGCTGGGAATCTCAAGCGAGCCAAGAATGGTTTGACGAGACAACGCCGGTCGATACCTGGGCAAGCGTCTATTCATGGAAGAGCTTCCCACAGCTCGAACAGATCCTCGGCTTCAGCCTTGCGGGCATCTGCCTCTCAGAAACCGGGCAGCTATCTGACGCACTGGACGCATGGCGCGGGCTGCTCGACCCAGCGGCGCCGTTCATGGGAACAGCAACCGAAACAAACGCAGACCACCCCGCCCGCGTGGGGATCATTCCGTCGACTGTGGTCGTCGACGAAACGGCTGGAACAATCAGCGCCACCAAGATCGTTCAGTCTCCGTACACGTTCGCTACTCAGTATTGGCAGCCCTACGGAACTATCACAGTCCCGCTGTTCAACAGCGCAGGCCGTCGTCAGTCCTTCACTCTTGGCGAAATCAGGACGGCTGAGGCGCCTGGCGTTTCTGTTTGGACAGGGTTTTACGTTGGCGATTATGCGACGAACCTCTTCTATGGGGTTGAGAGCGATGACGGCATTCTGGGCGACACTCAGGCCACGCTCAGCTTTACAACTTCCGAGCGTTTCGAGCGCAGCCATCAAGCCGAAGCAAGCCACGTTGGCAGCGTTCACTTGCGCGGCGAGACCTCAGTCGTTCTCAAGCGTGAGCGTTCTGCAACGCTGTCCTACTACGACGTTTTCATCCTCAGCCTCAGCCGCCTGGATGAAGTCATCGACCTGTCACAGGTCACAAGCAACACCCGAGCGCATAAAACAAGCTTCTTACAGATCCCGCTGCAGTCTGGCCAATGGGAACTCGCGACTGAGACATGGAGCGGGCCCGACGATTGGAACACCGAGGCCGGTTGGTTTAGCGATACCCCAGAAAACAGCACATGGAACAATCGGTACGCCTGGCAGAACTTCCCACAACTCGAACAGGTGCTCGGGTTCAGCCGAACAATGCTCACTCTTTCAGAGAACGGGCACCTTTCCGACTCTGACGGGATCCTGGGCAACACCCACGCCACTCTCGGATTCTTTGAAGACGAGCGGATCGAGCGCAGCCATCAGACAACCTCAGCAGCTCACGACCCCTCGGGCTTCTTCTATCACTTGCGCGAACGCTTCGCGACGCTCGCCTATGACGATCTGTTTGAGCTCTCCCGCACCCGGCTTGATGAGTTCATCCCACTGGTTAATGAGCAAGCGATCACCCGCGAGCATGGCGGCGCCGGAGCCTGGAACACAGAGCAGTTCAACAGCTGGAACGATACAAGCCCCAGCTGGGCAGCTGCCAGCGATTGGCAAACAGGCGGATACTTTGACGCCGCAAACGAGCCGACATGGTTCGAGGCCTATTCCTGGCAGATCTTCCCGCAGCTTGAACACGTCCTCAGCTTTCATCAGTCGCACCAATATCTGTCAGATACGACAGACGGACTCAGTGAAACTGATGCAGTCTTGGGCTTTGAGTTCTCACAACGCTTCGAGCGCGATCACTTCGCGCAAGCAACAGAGGACCGCCAAAGCTTCACGACACGCCAACACGTCCGCACCTACTACCCCGCGACTGTTGCGCTTTACATCGAACCGACCTGGGCTGATGGCGACTGGGCGGGAGAGAATGCGACAGACTGGCATGAGACTACAGAGGACTGGCAAGCCGGATCATGGGCGTCTCTCGATTGGGTGGACAGTTCAACGATCACATGGGCGAACCAGTTCATGTGGGGCACAATTGCAAGATGGCAAGTTGCCAGCCTTGTGGTCGAGTCAGTGCATGAGACCCATGCTTAACTCAGCCCATATAATGAAAACATCAAAGGAGGTGAGCCCTTGGCGACACTCGTAACAACAGGGCGGGCCGGACTAGCAGCTTCTGTGAAAGCCCGCAACATTTTCCTAGGCATTGGCTCAGGCCAGACCGCTTGGGATGCTGCAGGGGTTGACCCTGAAAGCATTGCATCAACTACGCTCCAAGACCCGATCGGCTACCGCTCAGCGGCGCAGGTCGATTTTGTGACGAGTGCCGCCCAGGGAGCCATAAGTCTTCCTAGTGGGCGATATGACGTGAGCTCAGCAGATACAAATCTTTTGTACTGCAAGTTCACGCTTGATTTCACTGATGCAAGCACCGCGACAATTCGCGAAACTGGGATCTTTCTCGACGTGATCACCGGCAACGGTTTACCTGCTGGGCAGATGTTTTTTGATGCAGCCACTGAGGTGACTAGCTCGGGGACGTTGTACCTTTTGGAGCATGTGTCATCGATCATCAGGACCCCAGCCACCAGGGAAACCTTCGAATTTGTCCTAACCTTCTAAGGGAAAAAAATCATGAGCCTACAAGGTTATTACAACCGATTTTCTTCGTCTGATAAATACGACGAGCTTTTATTCCGCGCAAGCAAAGGACTGCAATCTGCAGAACTGAACGAAAGCCAAGCGATTCTGTCAGACAGGATTACGAAAATTGCGAACAGTCTTTTCCAAGACGGCGCAATTATCAGCGGCGCACAGCCTGCGATTGACGCTCAGACGGGCGTAACGTCTTTGCAATACGGAACGCTTTACGTTCTTGGCGCTGTTCGCACTGTTGAAGCTGGCACGATCACAGTGCCAACGACTGGAAGCCTGCAGATCGGCGTTCGTCTAACGACGACCACGATCACAGAGCTTGAGGACGTTACCCTGCGCGACCCTGCAACCGGGACACGCAACTATCAGGAACCTGGCGCAGGCCGCACCAAGCGCGAGCTTGTTTGGGGCTGGTCAGGAGATGGCGGGACAGGCGATTTCTACGGTGTTTATGACATCAAAAACGGAACGCTAGTAACACTCGAAGCGCCCCCTGTTCTGGACGCAGCGAGAAAGCTCGTCGCCCAGTACGACCGCGACGCGAACGGTTCTTACATCGTCAGCGGCTTGCGGCTCACCAGCCTGAACAAAGACGCCACAAACACAAACTACGTTTTCACGGCTGCTGAAGGCACCGCGAACGTTCACGGCAGCAAGATCAAAAAGCCCACAGCCACAAGCCTAAGCTTTGCGATCGACCCAGATCTGCAAACGATCAGCAACGAGCCCAAAATCTCGGCTGGCCCAACAAGCCAAACGCTGAAAGTGAATCGCTACCCGTTGAGCGCAGTCAACGACGTGGTGATCACCCAAGAGAAAACGATCACCCTTACGCATGGGTCGTTTTCTGGCGCAGCTGATCAGCTCCCTGATACCTCAGTTCTGAGCATTCAGAGCATTAGCCAATCTGGCACCGTTTACAGCGAAGGAAGCGATTTCACGCTTGCCGCTGATCAGGTCAACTGGTCACCTTCTGGCGCTGAGCCCGCACCCGGCTCAACCTATGAGGTCACTTATCGTTTTCTGACCAGCACAACGGCGACCAACATCAACCCAGATGATGGTGAGTTTGACATTGTCGACGCTGTTGCTTCGACTGTGGTCCTGATTGACTACGCCTGGAAAATGCCCCGCGTCGATGTGATCTCACTCGACCCTGAGGGATATTTCCACAGAAACCGTGGAGTTTCGACGGCGTTCAATCCGATCGCCCCACAGATCCCCTACAACGAACTTCAGATTGCTGAGTACCGCCAAGATTGGAACTCAGTAAATAAGCCAGTTGTAGACAACAACGGTCAGAAAGTCGTTTCTGTGCGCGAACAGCGCCAGATGAAAAACGCAATCGCTGAGCTCTATGGGATCGTTGCTGAGGAAGCGCTACAGCGTGACATCAGCTTTAGAGAGCCCACCGCAAAGTACGGCGTTTTCGCTGATCCGCTATTGGACGGCGATCTAAGAGACGTAGGCATCGCACAGGATGCGGTGATTGTGAATCAGGAACTGCAGCTCGCGATTAACGGCTCGCCCGTTCGCGCAGCGCAGAACAACACTGAACACGCGCTTCTGCCTTATCAGGATGTGGAACTGGTCAGCCAGACCATGTTCACCGGGTTTATGAAGATCAACCCTTATGGGAACTTCGACCCTCTGACTGCTGACGTAGTCCTAGATCCCGCAGTTGACCTGTGGGTCGTGACTGATGAGAACACCACGTTTTCAACCCAATCATTCACGATTGGCGCAGGTGACCGTTCTGCATCAAGCACGGCAACCGTCGTGCAGCTTGCTTCTGAAGTCCGCACGCTGATTTCAAACCTCCGGCAGACCGTCGTCAGTTTTGAGATTGACGGCTTCGATCCTTCTGAGGTGTTGTCCGACATCGCCTTTGATGGCATCCACCTGGGCAACAACGGCGAAACCGCGAACTTCGACGGCGAGATGACTGGAACGTTCACCGTTCCTGCTGACATCCCCGCCGGATCTAAAGAGGTCCAGTTCTTGGGCAATCAAGGATCCTTCGGGTCTGCGATCTACACCGGACAGGGAACACTCGTCGAGCGCGAGTGGAACAGTATTACAACGACCACGACCTGGCGATGGTGGAGCCCACCACCCCCACCACCACCGGCTCCCCGCCGCAGATGGTGGGGTGACCCTCTGGCGCAGAGCTTTGTTCTGCCGCTCGGTCGCCACGTCACTTCC